AACTAGGAATCATAACATTTTTATATTCTTTATATTTATCCGTCGTATAAATCAATTTAACCATCTCAACGATAGGATATTCATGAAATTTTATACAAGTAATAATATTTGTTTTTTCTTTTATGGAAAGTTTTGACATGTCTTCATAACCTAACTCTATAATATTTTCTTTATTTTCTTTCATAAGACAAGTTTGTTCGTGTTTCCATCTGCCTTGAATAAATTTATATACATTAACACAGTTTCTACATTTAAAAGTTTTAGCTTTCTCATTTTTTTTATTATCATTATTTATTTCTTTATGAAATTTTTTATTATGAAGCCATAAAGAATTATAATTTTTATAATACTTTTCGCATATTTCACATTTGTGTTCCATTAAATTAAAAATATATATAAAATTATAACGTGACAAATTCTTAAATAAAATTATGAAATTTAAATTGATTTTTAGATGGTATCTATCTGAAAATTAATTATTATATTTTTTATTTATTATTAAGTTTTTTACATCATTTGCATTAGATTAATAGTAATTATTTTTTTTAATATTTTACTGATGATTTAACTTATTACATATTAAATAATAATAAATATTTATACTTTTAGCTTTACATAACATCGTGTTCAGCTATAAAAACTGATTTGTTTAGGCTCTAATAATAAGTTAGTGAAAAATGGATGATGTTAGGATGATGTATCATATTTTTAAGTTTAATAAAATATATAATTTTAATGGTAGGTTTATTACTTAATAAAAAAATAAGTTATATTTTTTTATTAAAATAGCATCCGTTCACTTAATGTTTCAGAACATTACAATTTCTGGTCGTATAACCATACTACCAAATACTGTAATATTTTTTTTAATATAGTTTTTGCCTCAAGTGACATAATGTTTTTTTTAGAGAAATGATTTAGTATGCTTATTCATAAAAAAGTACATCAACCTATTTTAGGGGCGCAAACCTTCGCAAAAGTATTTGGGATTTCAATATTATAATTTAGATATTTTATAATAAAAATTGATTTTTTCTATATTTCAAACTAATATTAATAGTTAATGGAATCAAAGTCATTGTATGCAAAAATTCAATTAATGAAACAAAATCCGGAAACAGCTAATATGGGTAAAAGATGGGCTTCCGATGAGGTTACCGAATTACTTCAGGAGGTGAAAGATAAACAAACTTTTAAAAACATAGCCATTAAACATAAAAGAACGGAAGGCAGTATTCTTTCTAAACTTTTAACGATAGCTGAAAGTTACATTAGAGATGGTAAAAATATAAATGAAGTTTCTAAAATAGTTAATCGTCCGGTTAGTATAATTGAAGAACATATGAAAACAGCTAAACCAAAGAAAATTAAACAAGAAATAATTATAGAGAATGAGAATGAGAATGAGAAGGAAGAGGATGAACCTTCTGAAATTACCTTAAATGAAGAACAACAGAAGGCTTTGGACCTTTGGACTACCGGAAAGAATATCTTTTTAACAGGTTACGCTGGAACAGGTAAATCAGTAACCGTTAAAAAAATTATTGAATACTGTAAAGCAGAAAACAAAAAGTTTGGGGTAACTGCAACGACGGGTAGTGCTGCTTTTTTAATTGGTGGTAAAACTATCCATTCTTTTTTAGGTATAGGTTTAGCGAAAGAGTCTGCAGAAGAATTAAAAGAAAAAGTTTTTGAAAATAAAATGTTTTATGTTATTAAAAAACTGAAAGATTTGGATATTTTAATTATAGATGAAATATCGATGTTAGATAATGAACTGTTTGATAAGATATCCAAGTATCTTTCGTTGATAAGGAAAAATAGTAAGCCATTTGGTGGACTACAAGTCTTATTAACGGGAGATTTTTGTCAATTAGAACCAGTCGAAGGGACTTACTGTTTTAAGGCTGAAGATTGGTCCAAGTTAGAAATGGAAATCATATATTTAAAAAACATGATTCGTCAAAATAAAGATAAAGAGTTCCAGAAAATTCTTTTGGAATTAAGAAACGGAAACTGTTCAAATGAAACTTATGAAAAATTATTTATGTTAAAGGATAAAGAATTTGGTGAAATTAAACCAACCAAGCTTTATCCTTTAAATTACGATGTCGATAAAGTAAATTTAAAAGAATATAATTTATTAATAGAATCTGGTGCAAAGAAAGTGACTTATGAAAGAACCTATCAATGCTTATCAAAAGATAAAGAAAAGACAGTTAAATGGGCGGATAATATCGGCATTCCTGAAGCAATTGAATTATGTATTGGGGCTCAAGTTGTGGTAATAACAAATATTGACCAGGAAAAAGGAATAGTTAACGGAACCCGTGGTATAATTACTGAGGTAAAACCTAAAAGTGTTACTATCAAAAGAGTTAACGGTAAATTATATGAAGTTCAATATTGCAAAAGTGTTAATGCTGAAAATTCTGCAATGGCATTATCGTATATGCCTTTAAAATTAGCATATGCTTTAACTATCCATAAAAGTCAAGGAATGTCGTTAGATGCAGTGGAAATTGATATTGGACCAAAAATTTTTGCTAAAGGACAAGCATATACTGCAATATCCAGAGCCCGGAATCTAAATTCAATTAAAATAAAGGATATTTCTAAAGATAGTTTCATAACAAGTAAATCGGTTTTAAAGTTTTATAGTAAATTAACTTAAGTTATAATATAATCTATTAGAGGTTCTACTAAAGTTGGTAATCTAAATGTTCCAATAGCAGTTTCCATTACAATCCAGTCTTTCGTATGAATGATTTTACCTTTTTCTTTATATTGATATGGTTCTCCTTTAAAATTATTATTAAAGTATTCAGCTAAATATTCCCCTTGTTGTTTAGCATTTTGTCCAGTAGGAGGTCCCAATTCTTTAGATGCTACTATGTCACCAATTCCGTAAATGCAATCTGAAAATTTAAACTTGTTTTTTGTTTTTTTACTAACTAATATATTTGGTTTAATTCCACAAGTCCAAATGGAAAGGTCATAGGGATATTTAATATCCCCTGCATAAATAGTGCTTTTGTCTATTTTACTAACTTTATTAGATAAGAGTAATTTAATTCCTGCTTTATCTAATTCTTCTTTAACGATTTTTACCGTTTCCTCAGAAAACATTGGTAAGATAGTATCTAATGCTTCAATTATTTGAATGTTTTTATATTTTTTCGATAACTCAAAGGCTATTTCTATTCCGGCTGGTCCGCCCCCCAAAACAGTAATTTTTAAATCTTTTTTATTAATTCGTTGACTGTTATTATTTTTAAATTTACCCTTTTGAAAATCGTGTCTTAGCTCATCTAAATCTTTCAAAGATTTTAAAAAATAACAATTTTCCTGTACACCAGTCAGGCCAAAATCGTTTGGTTCACTCCCGACCGCTACTATTAGATAATCAAATTTAAGTTGGGTATCTTTAATGCTAAAGTTTGGTTTTACAGTTATCGATTTATCATTTTCTTTAATATCAGTACATTTACCTAAAATATAGTTCAAACCCTCTTTTTTACTAATTAATAATTGTTTATCATAATCATTTAATATTGAATTTTTTAATTTAGTTGTATTTAACATTGCTGGGTAATTAGAAACGATTGTAACATTATATTTTTCTTTATCTATTTTATCAGTAAAGGCTTTACCGGCCCAACCATAACCAATTACTATTAAATTTGGTTTCTTTACTTCTAATTTACCTAAATATGTATCTAATATTTTTTCTAGAAGATAACTACTCACACCTAAATTTGACATGTATTATTCTAAATTTAATTAACTAGTCTTTTTATCAATATTTTCTTTAGGAAAATTGATTTTAATTTATATTAAGCAATTATATAATAAATATGAATAAGAATATTTTTATAAAAAAAAGTAATATTTTAGAAATGGAAATTCAATTAAAAGCTAGATCTTTAGTCCCTTGTCCTAAAATATTAGAAACTTTATCGATTGATGACGATTTCTATATTGTAATGGAAAAGTTAGAAGGTGAAACAATTTATGAATTATATGGAGATGATATTAAAAATGTTCCTGATAATATCTGGAAACAAATTCAAGCAATAATATCAACTCTTTATTATAATGAAATTCATTATGTTGATATAACGCCATTTAATTTCATAGTTAATAAATTTAATAAAGTTTATATAATTGATTTTGGACACGCATATGAATGCAAAATCAATTGGTTTTTAAAAGATTTCTTAGATGGATACAAAAGCTGGAATCCAGATTTCAAATGATACGCATCGGTCTTAATTGATACGCATCGATCTAAATTGATAAATAGATGAAAGAAAAAATTCTAATTATTGCTAGTGTTGCTATAACAACAAAATAAAAATGTTCAATAATAGGATTTTGATTTTCTTTATTAAGATTTTCATTATTAAGAACTATATCACCTTGAACAATTTGTATTTTTAATTCTTCTAGACTTTCCATATAAATATATAATATGATTATAAATAAATTTATCAATTTTTTTAATTTTTTTTAAGATAAAAAATGTTATTTTGTATGGATGGCAATTAATTTTTCTACTTAATTAAATATTTTTACCATTCCATAAACAAATAATAACATAATAACTAAAATAAGCCATTTATAATCGTTTAATGAATAACTAGTTCCACCTATTACTAATTTAGAATCACCGAAAATATCAGTGTCATCGGATGAAACATTTTGAAAAGGTTGCTTTTTATTAGAGGATTTTTTTGTTCTTGTAGTCGGTGCTCTTACAACCCTTGATATTACAGGCGGTGGTGTATTAACAATTGTTGTTCTTGGTTTTGAGACAGGTCTTTTTTTTTGTTTAGTAGCATTATTTACCATATTATTATACTTTATAAAATAAAATGGGAAAATTATTTTTTATTTATTAATAAATATATTAAATAAATTACTAATGCAATTGAAATATACATTAGAATTTTTTTTAATATTTTTCTATAATGTTTTTTATGTATATAAATATTTGCGGTTGGTATTTGATTTATCGGAACCTCTTCTATTCTAGGAATTCTTGTTGATTGTACTTGAACAGAATTTGATGGATGGGTCATTTTATGTTGATTCATTACTGGTTGATCCATTACTGGTTGATTCATTACTGGTTGATCCATTACTGGTTGATTCATAATATTTTGCATATTGTGATTTGTCTGCATATTGTGATTTGTCTGTATATTGTGATTTGTCTGCATATTGTGATTTGTCTGTATATTGTGATTTGTGTGGTCAGTAACATTATCAGAAGCTTCATATCTAATATGATTGATATTATCTCTCATTTCTTGTTCATTTGTATCAATAATAGGCACAGGCGGTAATCCGTATTCTTTAGATAATCCATTCATTACATTTAAATTATAATCTTGTATTTCAGGGCTTTCTTTAACGTTTTCATCTATTAGTCTAGGACCTACTTCATTATTTGTATCTGATACAAATAAAAAAGGTGAATTAGGGCTTACTCCATCTGGTAAAGCAATTCTAATAGGATTGGCTAACGAGTGAGGAGATATAACTGGCATAGGATGCATTGATGGTTGTTCTACATATGTAGGACCAGCAAAAAAAGGAATTGTAACATCATTTTTATTATTATCTATTCCAAGGGATTTTTCTAGATAATATTTATTTGAATCCAATGTTTCATTAACGTCTGGGAAACTAACTTTTTTAAATCCTTCAATATTGATATTTTCATTAACGTCTGGGAAACTAACATCATTAAATCCTTCAATATTGGTATTTTCATTAACTTCCGTGCATTGCCATAATACTTGTTTATTTTGATTTGTAAACATTATATATATAATATTAGATAAAATTTAAATATTTATTTATTTTTTGGCATTAATATTTGAATTGGACTAATTGAACTAAATAGAGGAAAATAAATTTGAACGGGTTCATTAATGTTTATAAATCTTTCTTTTGATTTTGCTGCTGGTGCTTTAGCTGATGCTTTAGTTGGTGGTGCTTTAGCTGGTACTTTAGTTGGTGCTTTAGCTGGTGGTTTAGTTGGTGTTGCTTTAGCTGGTACTTTAGTTAGTGCTTTAGCTGGTGGTTTAGTTGGTGGTGTTGGTACTTTAGTTGGTGATGTTGGTGCATTAGTTGGTGTTGCTTTAGCTGGTACTTTAGTTGGTGCTTTAGTTGGTGCTTTAGTTGGTGGTGTTGGTACTTTAGTTGGTGCTTTAGCTGATGGTGCTTTAGCTGGTGGTGCTTTAGTTGGTGTTGTTGGTGCTTTAGTTGGTGTTGTTGGTGCTTTAGCTGGTGGTGCTTTAGCTGGTGGTGCTTTAGCTGGTGGTGTTTTAGCTGATGTTTTAGATGGTGGTGTTTGTGCTCTAGCTGATGGTGGTGATGGTTTTTTAGCTTGTATTGCGACTTGTGTTGTGGCTTGTGTTGTGGCTTGTGTTGTGGCTTGTGTTGTAGCTTTAGCTTGTGCTTTAGCTTGTGCTTTAGCTTGCGCTAATTCAGCAGCTTCCACTATAGTTAAAACATCTTGTAATACTTGATTTGTAATATTTACTTCTTGAGATGCTTGAGATATGTATTGATTTAATAAATTTGTACTATCTAGGATTTTATTTTTATCTTCTTCTAAAATGTCTTTATATTCGTTTACTTCTTCAATACTTGTTGTATTTTTAATATCATTTGAATTATTTACCGTATTTATAAAAATTTGATTAATTGTTTCTGCTTGTTCTTCTGCTTGAGTAATATATGTTGGAACATTTATTATAGCATTATTAATTTTATTTAAGTAGGTTTTAAGAACAGTTGGTTGACCACCGACTTTTTTAAATCTTTCATTATATGTTTCAAAATAAGTATAAGCATCATTAATTTTATTTATAAATTGTTTAGTTAAATTAATCTGTGTGTCAATTTTGCTTTGTATACTACTAGAAGTTTTTACGTATTCATTTATTTCTTTTTGTAAAATATTTTTTTGTTTTTTAAAATCCGCTTCTGCTTCTGCTTGCGCCTGCGCTTCTGCCTCTGCTTCTGCTAGCGCTTCTGCCTCTGCTAGCGCTTCTGCCTCTGCTAGCGCTTCTGCTTCTGCTAGCGCCAGCGCCTCTTCTTCTACCAATTCATTTATATCAATCTCATCCTCACCTTGGTCAAACACACTATCATTAATTACATCTTCTACTTCAACTTCTGCTTCTTTTGAATTTCTAGTACCTTTAGTAGCTCTTGCTACTTTTTCAAAACTTTCAATTGGATAATTACCGCTATTTTTTTTTGGTAATAATATGTTTATAAAATTAGTTTCATTTTTTTGTTTAGGTATTAAAATATACATAGGTTTTTCTAACTTGAATCTTTGATATTGGGTGTTATTAAAATTATCAGTATAATCTTTTAAATCACCTACTTTATGATGTTTTGCTAGTTTATTATATTTAGGTAATCTATTAATTTTTTTTGGTTTTGTAGTTTGAGTATTCTCTTTTTTAGGAATAGAAGGAGGGGGAGGGGGAGGGGAAGGAGAAGGAGAAGGGGCAGGTGGGTTTATTTTTTTGGAAGATTTAAATTGTTCAAGTTTATTTATATATGCATAATTATTTACATAATTAAATTCTGTAAATCTTTCTTTTAAAGTTGTAGATGATAAATTAGTAGAAGATAATGAATTTGTATTAGAAGATGAACGACGTGTATTAGAAGATGAACGACGTGTATTAGAAGATGAACGACGTGTATTAGGAGATGAACGACGTGTATTAGGTGGTGAACGACGTATAATGGGTGGTGAATTATTAATAGGGGGTGGTGAACTATGAATAGGTGGTGGTGAACGACGACGATTGGAAGATAGTGGTCGATTAGAAGATAGTGGTCGATTAGAAGATAGTGGTCGATTAGAAGATAGTGGTCGATTAGAAGTATAATCTGGTTTGAAAAATTCTATATTATTTATCATATTAATTAATATGATAAAAAAAATTTAAAATTAAAATAATCCCTTAATTAAATTTGAATACAAATCATTTGTAAATGTTTCTAGATTAATTCTTTTTTTCTTGCTTTTTTTCTTACTATCTTTCTTACTTTTTTTCTTACTAGATTTCTTGCTTTTGTTCTTACTAGATTTCTTGCTTTTAATCTTACTAGATTTCTTACTAGATTTCTTACTGGGTTTCTTACTAGACTTTTTACTAGACTTCTTACCGAGTTTCTTGCTAGTTTTTTTACTGGGTTTCTTGCTAGTTTTCTTACTAGTTTTCTTGCTAGTTTTTTTACTGGGTTTCTTGCTAGTTTTCTTACTAGTTTTCTTGCTAGTTTTTTTACTGAGTTTTTGTTTTACGCTTGGTACCTTGCTTGGTACCTTACCTGTTTTAAAACTTCTATCCTTGTATGTTTTACTAATTGTTTTAATAGGTGCTTCTACTGATTTTTTACTTCCTCTTTTCTTACTTTTTCTTTTCTTTTTCATAATCTTTTGTCCTTCTTGAATATATTCTTCTTCTGAAACAGTTTCTTCTTCTGGAATATATTCTTCTGCTGAAACAGTTTCTCCTTTTTGAATATATTCTTCTTGTCCAGAAGTTACTTCAACTATATTTTCACTTGGTATATAAATTTTTTCTTGTGAAAATGTAATTTCACTTGGTATATAAATTTTTTCGTCTGGTATATAAATTTTTTCACTATATACTTTTTCACTTATACCTTCTGGTAATATACCTGCTGGTAATATTTTTATATTATTTGATGTTTCTTCTTGAGTTATTAAGTTATAATTAATTCCCCATTTTTTAGATAAAAATATTTCAATGTTAACCCTATCATTTTTTGTTAAAGCATTATCATAAATTAAAATATCACCCACATCTCCTATCCAGCTTTGGTCATCAAAAAAGCCAATATTTATATCGCTAAATTTTTTGGTTGTACCAACTTTAGTGCTTTGTGGTATACCATCAACGAAAGGAAGTAAAGTATTATTATTTACTACCATACTAACTATTCTCCAAGTATTTAAATTTGATATTAATTGGGAATTAGCTGTTACATCATTCCATATATTTTCAGAACCAGTAAAAGTAGCTACTGAATTACCTACAGTTCCTACAAAAATACCATTGTCATCGTCGTTTGGTGCGTGAATTAATCTTGAAAAAGGTTTTGATGTATTCATTTTTTGAACAGTAATAATTGTATAACTTATATTTGGGAAATTTGGATAAGTAACTTTATAATTTAAATTCTCATCAAATCTTAATATTGAGTTATTATTAGTATTATTTTTTTGTGATAATGCAGCTGCATTTAAATTACTATATATTTCAGCTATTGCATTTCTACCACTACCGGATTTATCAACCCATTTATTTACTGGTGTATTAGGTTGAACAGTTGAATTATTACCCAAAGGATCATTTGCATCTAGCCATAAAGTTAAATTAGCATTAACATTTTTTAAAATATTTATTGGTGAAATAGTAATTTGTTCTCCAATAGGATTAATTTTTCTTTCCCCTTTAACAAAAAGTGGTGAATATAGTTCACTAAAAACTGGTGCATACAATATTGATGTTTCTTGACCAACAATTTTGGCAACAGGTGATTGACCAATATTAAGAGTTGGGGTTAATGCTGGAGCTATAGTTTTGATAGCTTCTTGTTGTGCTCTTAAAGATGATTCAGCAACTACTGCATTTGCAAGTACAACGGAAGGTGGTGCTGTTCCTACTTGATTTAAATTTAATGTATAATCACCAGTATTATATGATGACCATTTACTAGGGTCAAAACTAGAGAAAGGTGCAGAATTATTTGTAATTGAATAAAATTTGGCAATATTATTTGCATCTACCATTTTAACAAAACCAGCATCAGTTGTTAAATAAACTGTAGTACCATTTACATTAGCAATTCCAGTAATTGGTACTGAACGATTACCAAAATCACCACCACTTAAAGTTCCTATATTACCATTAGTTAAATTTAAAATATAATTTCCATTTATATTTGGGTAATTTGACCATTGTGATGGGTCAAATTGAGTTAAACTATCTTTATAGTATTTAGCGTTTCCTTTAAAATCGACCATTTTTGTGTAAGGACTATCAAATGCAACATATACTTTAACCCCATTAATTGTTGTACTTGCTAGAATTGGTACTGGAATACCTATATATCTTCCTGTTAAAGTTCCAATATTAGTTTCCTGATTTAATTGAGGAGGTATTACTTGAGCTGGTATAGTAATAATAATATTAGATTTACTTTCTGACTCTGAATTTATAAAATTTTCTTTATATTTTTTTAAATTATTTATATTCTTCATATATTAATAAGACTTAAAAAAAAATTATTATAATCAAATTTATTAATTTATTATTATAAATTATTAAATTTTAACTAAATTAAATTTATTATTGTTTAGTTGCTGCTTTTCCTGCTGTTGCTTTTCCTACTGGTGCTTTTCCTGCTGGTGCTTTTCCTGCCGGTGCTGGTGTTTTGGTTGCTGGTGCAGGCGCTTTGGTTGCTGGTGCTGGTGCTTTAGCTACTGCCGCTGGTGCTTTAGCTACTGCCGCTGGTGCTTTAG